GTTTCCCAGTCACGATCAGTGTGATCCTACTGGTGCTGTACGATCCGCCACCGAGGTGGCTATCGAATCGCGTGAATTGGCAAAACGCATCGGCTCTGCCTTCGGCAGATTACAGACCGAAGTATTGATCCCAATCATTAAGCGTGTGGCCTCTATTCTAACTCGTCGTGGTATCATTACCCCTGTTGAGCTAGATGGTCGTCAGGTCGCTATTAAGTTTATGTCACCATTGGCAAGAGCGCAGGACGGTGAAGACATATTAAACGTACAACAAGCTATTAGTTTTGTGATGAATACTGCTGGCCCTGATCAAGTTGGTATTGGATTTAAGGTTGAGGACTTTGCTGCTTGGGTTGGTGATAAAACTGGAATGCCAGCCGAACTAGTAAGAAGCTCAGCAGAGAAACAGCAGATAATGCAAGCCGGAGTTGCTGCCCAACAACAAGGCATGGAAGGCAGTGAGCCTCCACCACCGCAAGGACAAACTGCTCTATGAGTTGGGATACAATTAATCAAGCGACCACTAATGCAGAAGATGCAAAGGTGGTCAATGCAGAGAAAAGACAAGCCGCTGCTGAATTGGCTCAAGCGTACAATAAGTGCTTCTCAGGTGAAATCGGGAAGCGCGTACTTGAGGACATGACGCGGAGGTTTATCTTCAATAACGACACCCCCTTTGGTGCTTCCAATGTTGATTACGAGGCTGCTTACCATAACGGTGAGTCGGGAGTTGTTAAATTTATTATCAACCAAATGCAACAAGCTGAAATATTGTAAGGAATAATTATGAGTGAAGAACAGGCCGCAACAGAAGAAACAACAAGCGAAACCCTGTTGGATGCAAGCTCCCCAGAACTAAGTGAAGGTGAGTATTTTTTATCCGATGGTATCAAGGGTACAGGTGAGACACCCGAATGGTACAAAGGCGACAAGTATAAGTCTGTCGCTGAACAAGCCAAAGCCTATACTGAACTAGAAAAGAAGTTCGGTGGTTTTACTGGCGCACCAAAAGATGGCTATGCTGGCCCAGAAGGAGTTGAGTCTGACGATGCCCTACTGCAAGAGCTAACTGAGTTTGCTGAGAAAACAGGTATGAGCCAAGAAGCCTTTGGTGATGCGTGGGAATTGCTGTCAGCACAGGGTGAAGCGGTAGAACAAGTTACCCAAGAGCAAGAGATTGCACGACTAGGTGACAATGCTGGAGAGCGCATCAAGAATGTTGAGGGCTATCTCAAGAACAACTTAGATGCTGACGACTATGAAGTGGTTCGTGATCTGGTAACTGATGCCAAGTCTATTGAGCTGGTAGAGTATTTGGTTCGTGCTACTGCACCTACTAAGCTACCCATCGATGGTGGACAGCATCCCACTGGCATGACCTGGTCTGACATTGAAGCTCAGATGTTTATGAAAAACGAGAATGGACAACTCCTCCGTAGCATTGATGCTAACCATGAAGCCAAAATCCAGAAGATGATGCAGGAATTTGGTGGCGACAAGGCTCATACCCGCACGTTTGGTTGAGTTTATGGGGTGAAAGGTGTATAATCGGCACACTGGACACCCCTTTCTATTAAGGCCCAGTAAATTTAGGTTGAATGCTGACCAAGTTTACTCGGGTACTCAGCTAAAACCTTGAAAAACTTTTATATTATTTATTACTCTTTTTCGAGGAAATCATTATGAGTAAGGTATTATCATCCGTAGCGGTAACGGAGTTTGACAGTCTTGTTAAACACGCATACCAAAACGCTGGCCTTTTGAAAGGCGCTGTAACTGTACGAAACAACGTAGTAGGTGACACCTACAAATTCCGTAACATGGGTAAGGGTCTAGCTAACCAGAAGTCTACTTCTGATCTAGTAACTCCTATGGACATCACTCACGGCTTCGCAACTGCAACTCTGCAAAACTGGAATGCTCCAGAATACACAGATATGTTTGATGCTCAGACTGTAAACTTTGACGAGAAGCAGGAACTTGCAAGCACTATCGCACAGTCTCTTGGTCGTCGTTGTGACCAGCTGGTTATCGATGCAATGGACGCAGAAACTACTTACGCTGGTACTGTAGTTGAAGGCGGCACTAACCTAACTACTGAGAAAGTAATTGAAGCTCAGGTAGCTCTTCGCGCTCAAGGCGTTCCTAACTCTAACCTGTATGCTGCTATCAATGCTCAGGGTCTGGGTGGTCTGCTTAACCAAGAAGAAATCACTTCTTCTGACTACAACAATGTTAAAGCTCTGGTCAACGGTGACGTTGATACTTTCGGTGGCTTTAAGTTCGTAGTTATCGAAGATCGTGCTGAAGGTGGTCTGACTGAAGCTGCTAACATCGTTGATTCATACTTCTTCTCTCAGGACGCTGTTGGTCTTGCAATCGGTATCGACATCAAGACTGACGTTGATTGGATTGCTGATCGCACCTCTTGGTTGTGTAACGGTATGCTGAAGGCTGGCGCTGTTTCTCGTGACGGTCTTGGTATCGTTAAAGTTCAATACGACAAAACTGCATAAGGGGAATTATCATGGCTTTTGCAAGATCAGGTTTATCCCGCGTAGGCGGATCAGGTGGCGGTTCAGTATGGCTTTATGCTACTGAAGAAGCTGTTGCTACTGTACTTGGCGCTAACTTTTTTCTTCCTGCTAAGGATGAGATTAATGTTGGTGACGTTGTACTTGTAGTTGACACTAACGCTGTCGATTTTACTGTTTCATTCTGTGTAGCTAATAACGGTAGCACTACTGTTACTATGGCTTCTGGAACTGCAATCGGTAATAGTTAAGTAGTAAAACTGAATGGGGCTGCTCCGGTGGCCCCTTTCTTTACATCTAAAGGTTTTTTATGGCAAACAGTAAGCTATCGTTAATTAATAATGCTCTTATTCTTATTGGCGATGTGCCACTGACATCCCTGACTAGCGGTACTCGCGCTCAGGTTGTAGCCACTAGCCTGTATGACAATATTGTACAAAACGAACTGTCTAAATTTCGCTGGGGATTTTCTCGCAAACAAGCTCAACTATCATTGACTACTGATATTCCTGTTGGCAGTGAGTGGCAATCTATTTATCAGCTTCCGTCTGATATGCTGACACTTATTAAGATAGACCCTAGCATTCCGTATCAAATACTTGGCGATAAGGTTTACTGCAACTATAGTGGTGCGCTTTACTGCGATTACATTGCTAATGTTTCAGAATCAGAATGGCCAGCTTACTTTGCCAAGATGATTGAGTATGCCTTGGCTATGGACTTTGCTCCATCCATTCGTGACAGTGCTTCTTCTATGAAGTTACTAGCCCAGCAATACTTGAACTCTAGTCGTATGGCTCGATACACTGATTCACAGCAACATCCCCAGACACCTATTCAGGATCAGCCATTTATTAACGTGAGGTACTAATGCCTAAGTCACAATTTCAGCAAACCAGCTTTGCTAGTGGTGAGTTGTCACCATTACTTAGAGGCCGTACCGATCTTGATCAATACTATCAGGGCGCACAGCAAGCCGAGGGCGTTGTTATCGTTCCTCAGGGTGGCGTTAAGCGAAGACCTGGATTAGAGCATATTGATGGGGTTCTAAGCCCTCTCGTTCGTCAGACTTCTGTTACTCCGACCATGCCTAATGGTGGAACTGGCAGTGCTATAAATGACGGCGATCCTTTAACTGGAGCATCGACAAACTATAGTGTTTCTGCCTCCCCTTATGTTGTTGCTCAGTATGACTTTGTTTCTTACGTTCCTGAATTTATTTCCGTTGAGAACGCATTTTTAACAAAGCAAAATACCACAGCAGATGTAAGTAAAACTTTAACATTGCAGTATTCAGCTAACGGATCATCTTGGACTGATTGGGAAACCTTTTCAATTTCAAGTGACCCTACTATTGGAGGTGTTAGTAAGCGTTATGACGTTACATCACTTTCTGATGCCAACAATCGTTACTGGCGAATTACCACAAATCTAGGTAATACAGCACTCTACAAGATTAACATTGGCGAGTTTAATGCTCATCGAGCAGTTGCACCTAACGTAGCGCCAAAGGTTTTTGAGTGGCAGTACGCTCCAGACCACAACTTTGTGTGTGTCTTAACGCAATATAACCTGCGTATTTATCGTACTCCGCATTTAGGCTCTAGCGACACCGTATATGTTGCAGACATTCCAATGCCTTACACTGGTGCTTATGGCACACCTGCCGGTTCTCAGATAGGTAGCGTAAGAGTTGCACAAACAGAAAACGTAATGCTTCTGTTTCAAGAGGACAACTATCCTTACAAGATTGTGTTCGATGGCACTGATGGAACCAATGCTTTTGAAAGCAGCATATCTTAAACCTTTAGCCATGTTTGGTAGTACGTATTTATCCATACTTGCAACTTTTGCAACACCACCCATAGTTTTACCGCCTAAGTTTAGTGTTCCTTTAACTACAGGTTTAGCACCATATTTATATACTTGTTGTAATACTTTTCCAACTAATGGAAACCCACCACCTATTAACGTACCTTCTTTTGCATACCTTATTTTATTTTTAGCTGTAGCTAATGCTAATTTACTACCCGTAAGTCCTTCAGTTGATTCAGGCGCATTAATTCTACCTGCACTAATATCAGTAAAAGGAATTTTATATTCCATTCCGTATTCCATATTAGGATCAGATCCAGATCTTACAGCCACTTCTGATAAACCAAGTATACTTGCATCTCTCACCATTCTTTGTGCAATCTTAGATGCCTTACTTGTGCCCATAAAATTTTGTAAATTCTTAATTTGTTTCCAAGTTTTTGCACCATTAACAACTTTAGTTGCAGCAGATATTGGTATTGCATA